TCTGTGAAGTCCGCACCGCAATTACTACAACAAGGTTTCATATATCCTTCTCTGATAGCTTTTGACAATAGAGTGGCCTCACGATATGGGTTGGGCGATTTTCCCTGTAATATCAGTCCAATATCCCTCGTGAAAGTTGAATTAACTGAACGCCTCACACCTTTAGAACTCGGGAGCGGTGCCCATAAATCATATTGTTTGGCATATTTTTTAAAAGTATTTAATGATACGCCCATATATATCGCCGCTTGCGACATAGATTGAGTGGATTTAATAGCCATTTCAATGTTTTGCTTAGTGCATTGACGAGCTTTCGTTGGTCTTCCGCCTTTGTTTTTGATACCCATAGTGTGTCAATATGTCATAATGCGAAAACGCTTCGCATATGAATGTATGTATAGTATATTCCTTGTTTTGATTTATATAGATACTATATCTATCTGTATCAATAACTATCAATTAATAGAAAAAGTGGTATAAAGTGGGTTGATATCCCTTAATATCCCTATTTTAGATTTCCTTACCATCTTTGAACCAAATGGTAGGTTTTTTAGATTTTGGTCTGATTTTAGTAGTTTTTTTAGGATTCATTAGTCGGTAAATCGCTATGAAAACCACTAGTATTAATGTTATGATTGTATATTCCACCTTGTAATATAAATATAAAAGGGCACAAAAAAACCCACCAAAGGTGGGCGTAAGCCAATCCGGCGCCTCTCCACGACGAATATCACAACTTATCCACTATCATCCATACTCCAATACACCATATCAATAATATCAGAAAGTCCATTATTTTGATTTATTCAGAGTATTGCTTTTAGACTTAATAGCTAACCTTTTAAGTTTTTTCTCTCTAATGACTGACCTAGCACTAATAACATTACCAGTCATTCTTTTACTACAATACTTTTGTATTACCATTTTATATTCTCCTCATCTTCTACTGCTAATCCTAATAAAAACACCGCTCCCATAGTCAATGGTATCAATATGATTAATCCTAATAGCGTCTTCATCACGACCACTTATTCATATCGTGCAATACCCATACTACGACCGATACCGAACCAAAGAACATCACAATGTGTTGAACATCCATTACAATAAGTCTCCGGATTCAAAATAATCATCATCACTCATTTCATCTATTGAGTTTTCAACTTCGGATTGTTGGTCATCTATGGTGCGTAATAACCACATACTCACCACCATCGCACATATTCCTATATACATTATGATTATCAAAAATACCGCTAAATTACACATCATTTCGTTCTCTTGACTCCACCCATACCGCTAATTGGTGTTTTTTTCTCGTAATCTATATCGTTGTAAAGTTCGTGCATTGGTTTTTTACTCAATGAATACTTGGATTGTATTTTTTGGTTTTTCGCTTCTTCTCTCATTAATCGTTCTCTTTTGACTAAATCTTCTCTTGTTTCTTTTTCACTATCTATTGTATCGTAATAATCCTCACTATCTCTCAACATCTCATTATATTGATTTGTTTTCCCGCCATTCCAACTCTTTGACATTTTATCTTTCACCGCTTTCTCCATATTATAAATTTGGATTATGTATATTTTTCCACACAACCCAACCCGTAATACCAAAAACAACTATCAATAATATTGTATTCATACCTTTGCTTTCCTATTTTGTTCAACTAATTCAATCGGCACTCCATACTCATTTCTTGATTCCGATTTAAAGACCGGAACGCTTTCTTTGCTCGTCTTTTTCGGGGGAATCTTTGATTCATCCGAAATAGTGAGCCGCGTATTTGCGTCGTCTTTACTTGGGAAAACTCTATCCACTAAGATAGTCAATATACCACCTACTACAAATATTGGAAACATAACGAACCAAGTCACAAAGTATCCTAAGAGAGCGACGACTTTGCTGGTTAGCTTTGCTTTGTTTGATGTGTTGGGGGTGCTACTCATACATATATAAGTATATATAAGTATATGAAAAGGTGAGAATTATTTTTTATTATTTTGAATTTCTTTGATGTGCTTACAAGGTTTACCTCTTCCGAACTTGTAAGCTGGACAACTACACTCCCACTCGAGTGTCATAGGGTGAAATCTGATATCATAAGTTTTGCCTTGAACTCTGTAATGTCTCCAACCTCTATCGTCAACATAGACTCCGTTGAAAATATTCATAACTTGTGTAATCATATCCATTAGAATGGCAAGTCCGGTAGTGGTTCTGAATCTACTGGTTCTTTATCATACCACAAATACATTTCTACATATCTTTTGGCTTGTGGTCTTACTGAGCTGGTTGCTACATAACGCTCTGATTGTAATACTCCCAACATTTTTTTCATATGGTTGATTAGTCCAAAATCGTGGTCGTGGATATATGGTTCACCTTGTTCAGTAAATGCTATATACATATCGAACTCCCTTGATTTTGCCAAGAATAATAATGCGTCTTCTTTACAATCTTTACTTGATAAGAACTCCAAGAACTTTTCGTCCTCTAACATATGTTTTAATTGTTTAATTCTTTTTCCGTATTGTTTTTTATTATACTCGGTTGCGGCGTGATAAGTGTCATATCTGTTTAACCATTGTTGTTTAGCAGTTGGCATTAATTACTCATACTCCTTATAAACCAAAACATAGCCATTACACCACATATTGTAGTTAATCCTACTGATACTATATTTTCTATCATCTTGATATTACCCAAGCCATAGCCATTATAACCAATACATTTATAAACATCTCCATTATAATAAACTCCTTAAGTATTCTAATATTTGTCTATAATAAATACCCGCGGTATAAAGAAATACTCCACCACCCATTATTAAACTTGGATGTGCTTCTCCGCACAACCCAATTAAGTGTTTGAAAAAATGTAATAACGCGTCCATACTACCTCCAATTGAATAAAATGTAAGCACCTAAAAATAGTGCAACAATAAAATGAAACTCCGGATTCATAATCATTATGCTACCCCCCATTCAGACGACAAAAATACTTCTATTTCGTCATCAGTTAATTTTTCCTCTAGTATCTGAATCAATTCAGACATATTAAATATAATATTTGTCAAATCCATACTATCCTCTTTCTACCTTTCCTTTGTGAGCCCAATTCACCGAATATGGTCTTTCAGAATACTCAAAATTCTTATTGATTGCTTTTGGTATCTGTGAACATATCTCATTAGCGAACCACTCAGCGTCAAGATTTTCATTCTTGGTAGCTTTTTCACCACAACCTTGGTCTGGTACATATATTTCTAAACTCACTTCTACAAAAAATCTGTTAGCGTCTTTAGCCATTTTCTCTCTCTTTCATAATTTTTTCTATTAGAGCGTCATGCCACTCCATATAAGTATTCCACTCTTGACTGACAAACTCTCTAAATTCTTTTAATACTGATTTACTATTAATTAAGTTTTCAAATTCCTCTGGAGCGTCATCTCCGTCAGCCATATAACCCTCAATAGGTGAATAGCAACCTCTACATACGACACCCCACTCAGTGCCTTTGTCAGAAGCACCACAACAATTGGTAAATTGTCTTACAACCTTTTCATTTGGGTCAGTAAAATTCTTTTCATAAATAATAGCCATATTATACTTTTAATCCTCTCACTTTTACAATGATGTCATTTATTTGGTCTACTTCATCATTACCCAACCTATCACTCAGTAATAGGTTAAACAACATATCTATAATTCTAACTTTTAATAAACTATTCATAACTCTCCTAATATACAAATAATACTTGAACTTGTCAAGCTTTTTCTAAAAAATCTTGGTGTGGGAAGAAAAAAGACACAAAAGACATAACCAAACACACCCACACCCTAAATATTCGGTAGTTCTTTCATCACCCCTTGACACCCAGACTATTGTTTTTCGCCACCAGACTCCAAGTCAAGTTTCCAAGACCAGTATCTAATCTGATGTTTGTGCTCCCGGCATATCGGAAACAAACCACACTAAGTTTCCAAAGTGATTTGTTTGTTTTGTTTACCTAACCACCTGCCTTATCGCCGTTAACATCGCCCTCGACTATCGCCCTTCCTGGACACGATAAGGTTTTCGTGATGAATCTACTACCTAATTGTCAAATAACATTATAATCTAATAATAAAAAATGAGAAAGTCAAGCTTTTTCTTAACTTTTTTTTTTATCACCAATTATCAAATAACTTACACTATAATATAGTAATAAATTTTGACAATGTCAAGCTTTTTTTTATTTATTTTGTGAACATACCCCAAAACATATCTATCATCAGAGCGATGACACCACCACCAACTATGGTTCTCCATTTAATTGTGCTTTTTCTATGTTGGGTATTTAATTTGGTTTCAGCCCATAGGCCTGTTTCGGGATTGAATAGATTTTCTTTGATAAATTTGATGTCTGTATGAATATCACCAAGTTTAGTATCAAATTCTTGATGTAATAGTTTCACTCGTTCATCTTGTTCGTCTAAACGATACTCTATTAGTTTTAAGTCTTCTTTATCAGCTTTATTCATATCAATAATAAATATAACTTACTAGAAAATCAATCTATTTTTTGACTGGTTTTTTCTTCCAATTTCTTCTTTTTCTTGGGGCTGGTTTACCTCTTTTGGATAATCTATCGTTTTCGCCTCTTAAAATTCTATTTTTGAATTCTAAATCGTTGATAGTAGCTTTCATATCTGCCACTCTACTTGCTTGAAATAATGATAGTCCAAATACTCCACCCATACTACCTAGCATTATTCCTAAGTAAATCCAACCTAAAATTTGTAATGTTGTCATCTTTAACTCCTCAATATTATTGTTCCTGGATTATCGTTCCAGAAATCATCTTCCGTAAATCCGTGTTCTTTCACTATATCACGAACTATTTGTTTCATCTTTTCACTTTTGCCAGTTATTAATCTGACTGGGAAATTTCCCATATTGTAATGTAGAATCAATAAGTTTGCTAACTTACCCTCTACCTCGTCGTGTTTAAAACCGTGTAGGTCTATCTCCGTCATTTGTACTACCCTCTACCACTTCAAACAATCTGTTGAAATCATCTCTATCTGGTATTTGTTTTCTTAAATAAAAATATGTCCAAGCGAGATTCTTCTCGGTTTGCTCTGTGGTGTCTACTACTTCTTTACTTGTTTTATTTACTAGCTTATATTGCACTTATTAGCTCCTTTTCATATGTTTTCATTGATTTTATTTTTATTTCAAATATATCTAATTCAAATGTACCCACTTCACCACTATCTCGTATGATTTTTGGTAGTTGTTGTAATAGACTCCAACTATATTGACTCATACTTTTTGGATTGAATCTGACTTCGACCCCAGGATTGAATGACTCGGGATTTAGTTTTTCACTTAAATTATAGTCTGTTAATTCTTGCTCTTCCTTAATATACATATCTATCACCTCTTGATTTGGCGCAAATAACATATCACAATAAGGTTCAATCGCTATCAATATGTCCATTGGACAATCATCTGTTAAGTTAAATCCTACATTATACTTCGGACTGACAATCGGTTTCATAAAACTATCGTGTTCTACCATAGTTCCCCATTTTCTAATAAAATTTCTCATATTCTTAGTCGTGGTTTGAATCCACTCTGGACTATCTTTACCGGGTGCTCCACCAGCGTATGGATTAAATCTACTGCCACGACAAGTCATATGATATACTAATCCTTTCCAAGTTTGAATAAATTGTACTCCATTTAAATATAATCTGTTGAAAATATCACTATCCTCTTTAGATTGTGGTCTAAATAATTTATCGTGTCCACCAACCGATTCAAAGTCATCTCTCATAATAGCCCAAGGTGCGAATACTCCCTCAGTTGTTTCTTCAAAATAACCTGTTGGGTTTGAGTCGTATCTATTATACCAATCTAATAATTCTTGCTCTTTAAATTCCTCTGGTTCCATACCAAAGTCTTTTATTATCTTTTCTGGCCCAGCTGGATGTAGTGGTGGTTCAACTCTTGTCAATGATACAACGACTTTTTCTTTTAAGTGCTTGTCTATTTCCTCTAATGCTTCTGGAAACAAATACATATCAGAATGAAAAAATATCAACCTATCATTAGTTGCATACTCTCTAACTAACTTGTCATACAATATAGTTAGTCCCATTCTTTCTGGCCCTTTGTTATTATATAACTTAATATTCTTGTCTCTTTTCATTTGAACTAATATCCATTCTAAGGTTCCGTCCTCTGAAAAATCGTCAGCGAAACATATCTCGTGAGTGTATCCAGCGTTTTTTCTAATTGAATCATAACACATTTTTAGATATGTCAAATTGTTTCTACTTGGTATTATAAAACTAAATGGTTTCATTTTGTCTCCTCCAATGCTTTAACCACGCTTCCTCTGAATAGTGTTTATTGAATAGTTTTTTTGTTTGTTCTGAACACTCTTGATAGAAAAACTCATCATCATATAACTTTTTAATTATTTGTCTCGCTTTTACCAAGTCTCCTACTTCCACGGTGGTTTGTGGGTGTAAAAGTTCTTGTGTGTCTAGTCCACTATATCCTATCACTGGCGTTCCGTGCCAAGATAAGTTCATACTAAATGTCCCAGCCGCATGGGTTCTCATTAAATGAACTCCAACTTTGTATTGTCCTATGTGATTTATCCACTCTCTCCAGCTCATATAAGGTAGATATTTTATATCTTCAATCATTTCTTCTTGCTCTTGCTTTCTACCCATTGAAACACCATACTTTTGTTCATTAACTTCTGATGCTACTAGATAACTATCCATACCACCATACCAAGAAACAAAATTACCACCTAATAATGTTCCATTTTTTTGCGATGTAGTAATCTGACTATCCAATCCCTCCGGAATCATCATACTTCTCATTACTCTAACATCTTCACAACCTAATCCTTTGTAATATTTTACATCTGAATTATTGTGACAATATACCCAATCCGCTTCTCTCAAACAATTTATATAGTGTATTTGTTTGTCAACTGGGTAATCTTGATAATACCAATGTGGCCCCTCTTGCATTACCGCTACATTTTTACAAAACTCTTTGAAAAAGTCTATATCCACTTGTGGGTTATTTTTTGGTATTATGACTATTCCTAAATCATAATCTAACACTTTTGGAATATCATTTAGTGGACACCATTCAGCGTCCAACATAATAGACCACCCGAACTCAGTCCTAGCATTCTCAAAATCTCTTGGAACTTTACCCTTTATATTACTTTCACTAAAAAATATTACTTTACTTTGCATATAACTCCTTCTGAATCTACAAACTTCATTGGTTTTGGCCTGTCTTTGGCTTTGTATTCACCTGGTTTTAGTCCTATCTTTTTTACAATCTCTATTTTATCGTGATTGTCCACCGCTTGTTTTACATCTGCCATAGATTTTAATCCATAATCATCAAATATAATATAGTCTGGATTCAATTTTAGTGCATTTTCAATGTCGATGTTAACCGCTTGAAATGTGTGCATACAATCTATCATCACTACTGATATATCTTTCACTATATTTGTTGGCCAACCCCTGACATTGTATGAATCCATTTGTAAATATTTTATATTGTCAAACTCGTGTTTTATTTCATTTTTTAAATCAACTGAATACAAATCATACCAATCTTTTTGTGTCTCAATTTTGTCTTTCACTATCCAATCATTATTTTTATCATAATTATTTGGATTCCAGTTGTTGTTCACAATTACATTTTTAAATAGAAAACTAAATACTCTAGATGTCAGACCAGCGTCTGCTCCAACTTCGTAAACATTCTTATCTTTATAATCGTCACCAAAAAAACTTACTAAATCTTTTTTAAATTTATTAGATGTGGTATTGTGATATATTAATTTATCTTTTTGTACATCTAATAGTAAATCTAATGGTAATTCTTTATCAACATATAAATCAGTATATGTTCTTTTAATCCAATATTTTGCGTCTCTGTCCATTGGATTAGGTGGTATAGCGTTAAAGTGATATACCCAACCACAATCTTTAAAAATTATGTCGTCTTCAAACCACATTCTCTCATCTAAAAATAATAATTGTTTCGAATTCAAGTCTTGTAAATTATAGCATACTGGAAGATAGTTTATTTTTACATTTTGCTGTCTTAGTAAAAAGTTAATAATGGTTTGGTCTGTTCCTGCTTGAACTTTACTTATAGAGTCTTGAATTAGTTTTTGGTTATCGTGATAATATTGTGTGACGAATTCAAAAAATGGTTTATGTTTTTTATTTACAATTTGAAACCCACAATTAATATAGTTCCATAAATCAAATGGTATTTCATTATCAAACATAAGTTCAGAATACGCCTCTACTGACCTTTTAACCCATTCAAAACTACCATTATTTACGACTGCACTATATTCGTGATTAGTCAACTCAAAAAAATTAGGACAATCTGGATGAACGATAGTATCAGCGTCCACTAATAATATTTGGTCATAGTCTATTTCGTTTTGCTCTAAGATATCGAATAAGTAAAATCTTTGCCAAGTAACTTTCATTGACTCAACTGGGACTAATAAATCCTCTAACACTAGTAGTTCACAATCATACTTATCACAAAAATGTTTCCAACTTTTTATTGAATATTTGTATGGTTCATTTCTACCATCACCTAAATCAACATTCGGTATAAATACTACATTTTTCATCAGAACCTTATCACTCCTACTGGATTAGTATATGTCTCACCGCCTGTCAAATAAAATTCAATATTTGGTATCTCGTGTTGAAGTTTTGATACTTTAAAAGTTGTTACATTTTTACCATCAAGTTTTATCATTTCTAAAAATGACTCTGGTACAAATGATATATCCTCAATTATATAAACTCCGCCCTGATTCATCATTTTACTAAAGTTTTTGTATGTGCTAATTTGATTATCAAACCAATGACTACCATCATCAATCACGATGTCAAATCCTTTTGTATATTTTTTAGAAAACTTATTAAATTTGTCAATGTCTTTATAAGAGTTAAATTTGTGAAGTTTTACATCAAATCCCTCTAGGTTCTTTTCAACCTCTTTTTGGCTAGCTCTGGTGAAAATATCCACACCGACTATGTTATCTGCGTTCACAAAGTAATCTGACCAAAGTTTCATACTCTCACCATTCCAAACACCAATCTCACAAAAGTTTATCTCTTTCTCTTGGTATTGTGCGAATAGTGGTTCATATATTTCTTGAACATAGTGGTGGTCAGTCCACTTATCTGTTTTGTATTGTTTTTGTTCAAGTATGTCAATCAGTCTCATTTTTTTCCAACTGCCTTTTTAAAATCATCGTATGTAGAAAATCTATCTTGAGAATAAAATAATTTACTTAAATTACCCTTAGATATTTGATTGAATATTTTATACCAAGCTTTTTGTCCTCTTTTTTTATGTGAAGTAACTGATTCATCTTCATTCAAAACATATCTTCTTTTTTTAGGATGAGTTCTATTATGAACTTTTAGTATGTTTTTTACGACAAATTGTTTGTAATTATTACCCATATGTAGTCTACAACTTTCTAAAAATGATGTGTCATCCCCGTTCATATACACTGCAGGTGGTATGTTTGCACCACTTCTCAATAAGTCAGATGATATAACTAATCCACTTCCATCAAACTTTGGATAGTCAATCAATCTTAAGTCTATTTCATCTGTTAAATTATTGACATCGTCCATTTCTTTTTGACTCATTGTGTATCTTATAGACCAAGGTGACGTGGTGGCTAGTCTGATTTCCTCTTCGGTGTCCATTTCATAGTATGGTTTATCAGTAAATTTAGGATGTTCTAAAACTTTCCAACTCTCATCCCACATTTTTCTAATACCAAAAGTAGTAATGTATCTATGAATACCTTGTTGATTAGCGTATGTTTTTAGTTGCTCCAATACACCAAACATCTGTCTTGGCATTAAGCAGTCTGATTCACCCCATATAACATAATCATAACCATTACATTTATTATTTAACTCTCTACGATAATCTGCCATTGTATATGGATTATCATTGTCTTCATAAAATAAACTTTTTACATCATACTTTTTTTCTAGTTTTTCAATTTTAGAATATATAGATTGTTTAGTCTCACACTTTTCAAAATACTCAGACATATTCCACATCATCTCAATTAATACATTCTCTGGATTTTCTATATCTTCTAATGCGAGTTTTAATGAGTTGAGATACTCCTCTACCATATCAATCTCATAGAACATACAATGACACCCAATAATATATTTATTATCTAATTTCATTTATACTTTTTATCCTCTTTATTTTATCATAAGCTGGATTAGTCTCTGATATTATTTTAAAATCTATATTCTCTTTTATGAACCATTCGTGTAACGCTTTTGTTGATTCAATCGAGTCATTAGTCCTCTTAGTCTCAGCTTCATTTGGTTTAAAGCCAACTTCATCATCCTTATAAGAGTGTTTACCAGTAGACAAATCCCAACCAATGGTCGTTATATCTTTACAACCTAATAACAATGCCATTGGTATTGCTTGTTCGTATAGTATTGATGTTCCCCAATGTGACCTACTCTCTTTTTTTAATAATTTTAGTAAATCAAAATTTTGAGATTTATGTATACATTCATCATATTCAAGGTAAGGTGGGTTTTTTACTAAAACATATATGTCACAAGGACTTGGTTTGATTTGTATTTTTTCTAGTTGTGCTTGAGCGTAAGATTCAGACAAACCATAAAATATTATAGAGTCCAGACTTTCATAATCATATCCATTATATTTATCGAAGTTATATGTGTTTACGATGTGAAAGTCTGTGGCACTACCAACTTTGTCATACGCTTGTTTTATGGACAAGACAACTAAGTCCGCTCTTGACTCTAATTCTTTCCTTAAGTTTTCATAATCATTTAGACTTGGGCCAGGTGCTAAAATTACTGCTTTACAATCTGAATATGTATCGTGAAGTAGTTCTAGTCTATCCTCAACAAATTCTAACTCTTGTATTTTATTACTTAATTCTTTAGTTCTGTTTCTCATAATAACTTTTCACTAAATCAAACTGCCATTGTTCATCAATGTCAAATGCTTCAAACTCACTAACCGGAAACAATACTGGGTCATTTTTTTTAGTCCAACTTCCTACCCATTTACCTTTTCCAATATCTGACATTTTACTACCATATAAACAATGTCCTGCTTCATATGTGGTTTCGACCGCTTTAGTATTTAGTAAGTCTTGACCCTCTGGCCATTTGTTTAACATTTCACCTTCCGTATTCCAGAAATAATTTTTTCTTTCCACCACACTAAACATTCCATCGTGTGGCGAGAACATATACTTGTTGAAAAATGATTCAATAGTTTCTATTTTTAAGAATGGATTACAACCACTAACCATAACTACATATTTATATGGTAATTTATCCCACCAATCAAACAATACATCAATACCACTATCAACATTTGCACTTTCCCAACTTCTTTTGTGGATATTGATTGGATACTTTTCACCTATTTGAATCAGACCCTCTTCGTGAACTGATAAATAAATATGCTTATTTTGAATCACTTCACTTTTAGTTAATTTTTCTAACACAATATCCAACAAACTTGTTGATGCGAATGGATAATCATTTATACCCTGCGACATTTTGAAAGGAACTCTTTCTGAGTTATATCTCGCCTGAACGACAACCGCTATTTCATTCAAAGATTTCATCTTCTACCATTATCTCCTCTATTCTCATTGACTTATCATCTATTATTAAATCATAATGTGGTTTCTCTCCAACACTTAATTCGTGATATTTACAACCCCATTCATCTAATTGTTTTTTTGTGGTGTCATACCAATCAATCCCAGTAACACTACCACGAGCTGTGTAATAAGTTATCTCGTGTCCTTTGTCATATAACTTGTTAACTTTTAATATATTTTCCAACCAAGGTTTTGCTTGACCATAGTCCTCTAGTTCTTGTGTACATATAGTATTATCTATATCAACATAAATTTTCATAAATGTGCTCCATAAATATTTTGTGTGATTTTTCGTCAGGATGTCTGCCTGGTTTTAATCCGCCACCATTTTTTAATGAATATTCTCTAAAAGTTAAATCGTTATTGATATAACTTGGAAAAGTTTTCAAGTTTATATCATTTAATCGTGATTCACCAATATAGCTATTATCATATCCATCTTTGACCTCTTGTTTTGTGCCATCTTTAATCATTTGTGGTGTATTACCATCATCGTGTCTGAACATAAAATATTTTATACTATGTTTCTCTAATAATAATTGTAGTAATAATACTTGATTATAAAAACTTAAGTTATCTTGTCTTACCGATTGTATATGTGTATAATAATAAGTGGCTATTTCATCGGTTCCAATCATCGTTGGTGTTATATTAGCCCAACCACCACCCCAGAAAAACTCTGTTCTGGCTATTCCACTCCAACCTATCACGACCATTAAATCATTTAAATTAGTATTTGGTTCATTTAAATAATCAAGAGTAGTTCTTAGTATTCTTTCATTTGATGAACCATTCTTAGATATGTCAATCAAATCACAATCTATTTTATTAGATAGTAATCTGCCAAACCTTAACTCCCTATCATCAAGCTCTGCTCCCCAGGTAAAACTACAACCATTAGTCAATAGTGTCAACTAAATCCTCCAATCGTATTAGTGCATTTTTAGGGATGTCATTCCTAATTGTTTTACCGACTACTTTATCTAAATCACTCCACTTTAGACCATCGCCTGGACTCAACATATGTATTTCATCCTCTGTAATTATATTACCATTATATAATTCTTGATTAGCGGCTAATGACCTCTCTAGTTTTTTTGATGCCTCGATGGTTGACTCATCTTTGAATATTCCTAATGTGCCCTTTGACATCTCAAATGTTCTAATATTATGAACTAACTCTTTCATTTCTTGTGGTTCCGATGAACCGGCTTGGTCTGTTCCTTTCATACTTCTATCTAGTGTGACGTGTTTTTCGATTATTTCCGCTCCCATAGCTACAGCGGCTAATGGTATGTGATTACCTAGTGAATGGTCTGAATAACCTATTTTATGTGCTTTACCAAATCTATTTTTCAAATCCTCTATTGATAGTAAATTTAGTCTATCATACTGAGCTGGATATTGTGACAAACAATGTAAAATTGATACCTCATTTCTACCAGTATCTAGTATATTTAATGCCTCAACTAAGTCATACATATCACTCATACCTGTTGATACGATTACATCTAATCCAGTCTCTGCCACTCTTTTTAGTAATGGAATATTTGTCAAATCCCTAGAAGCTATTTTAATTTTATCAATAGTGGTCATATCAACTAAGTCAACGCACTTTGGTGAACATAAAGTATCAATAAAATCTATTCCTTTACTACGAACATAGTCTGATATTTCACAATGGTCTTCATAAGATAATTCAACAAACTCTCTATGCTCTCCATAAGTTTTACCGAAAGAGTGTTTCGAATCATATGGACGATTCATTTGCTCAGTCGTTAACTCTTCTGTCATATCTCTTTTAGTTAATTTGATGGCGTTGATAGTATTTAATCTATCGCCTGTGATTTCATCATATGAATAAACAATCAACTGGTCTATTAATTTTTTACAAATATTAATATCACCATTATGATTTTGTCCTATTTCTGCTATGATATAAACTTCGTCTGGATTTTTTCTAAACATATAACCTCAGTAATAAATAGTGAATAAAAACTCTAAACTTTAATTTATTTTTACCAAGCACCCACACCCTAGTTTACCATTATTCATTTGTGATGGGTCTTCTATAAAAATCTTATCATTTAAATACATAAAGTCTTGGATAAAATCTAAGTCGTAAGTGTGAAAGTCTTCCTTACCATAATCTTTGACATCGTGATAACCAAATGTTTTGACATTTGTGTAATCTAAATGTTTTGTTAAACTTTGTTGAGCTTCGTGGTCTTTTGGCCCATCTATAAAAACTCCGATATTTTTGTCAAAGTTATCTTGAACAACTAATCTACTATTATCAAACACATTCATATTGTAACAATAAACATTATCTAGTTTACTTAAGTGTTTTCGAGCTTCTATCTCCGCTCTTTCAGGAACTCTTTCAAAACTATGTATTTCAACATCTTTAAAATACTTTGCAAAAATTTCAGTAGACACACCCCAAGCTCTACCTGACTCTATAATTAAATCGACACCTAATAAATCACACATTGATAAGAATAAGAAAGCATCAGTATACCATACACCACAAGGTCTATAAGTCATTGAATCAACAATAGATTTAAATTTATCCTCGTGCTCTAACCAATATTTATGTAATATATTTTTATCTATTTTCATAACCTAAATTAAATTTGTGTTAGCTCTAAATCCTGTTTTTACACCTTTTTCAAATGGATAGTTATTTCTCTCTAAATACTCTGTAAGTGGTGCTTTATATTGTTTATTTTTAAAATCACTTGATAACCATAAAAATTCTTGAACTAATTCAGTATCAAGAAATGGATATCTCGTTTCAATACCATATGTACCAGCGACATACTCTTCTTTATTTAAATATTGTACTTGCGTTCCATCATAAAAACTATTCCAAGGAAAGAATCCCTCTAGATTGTTTGGAAATAGTCCTCCAAACTGACTATGTCCATAGATTTTAGCTCCATTGTGACCATAATCAGATATAATCTCGTCTGCTCCTTGTCCTGATAGATAAACTCTCTCATTATTTTGATTAGCTCTCTGGCAAATTTTTCCTAATCCTTTTGAAGCTTTATCAGATTTAATATTATAATTTTGGTATAAGAAATCTTCGCAATTATGTTCCAAATAATCAGATATATCAGAATACTCTTTTTTTGTAAGTCTTATTATCTCACCAGACTTCAATCTTGAGTGTCTTTGATTTATAACACTCTCATTTTCCGAAGATAATATAGTATACGCACTAAAGTCGATATTTTGTTTTGATAGTTCACAAGTTATAGCTCCACTATCATATCCCGCACTAAGACCTAAAAATATACCTTTTGATGTATTGACTCGTTTACTGATAGATTTTTCAAAAGCTTTTATCCAATCGTCATATGTATCTTTGTGTTGGTTTAAATCAAACTCTTTTATTTTGTATCCACCAATCTCGTCCAAGTTTTTTAAATCAAACATCCAAGCGTAATTTCCCACAACTTTTTGTGGAAGTTCAAATCCGGCAGACTTTAATGAACTCTCATATGATGCCACCCCCCAATCATTTTCTTGTCCTGCAAACCACAATGGTTTAGTTGCAAAGGTATCATTGAACAACATCAGTCTTGATTTTTTGAAGTCAACAATACAAATAGAAAACTCACCATCTAGTTTTTTAGCGAACTGAAATCCAAATTCTTTATACATTGGAATTAAACACTCTCCATCAGTCTTGTAATCACCAAGAGATTTGTAATTATAAATCTCACCATTGAATACACATACAATATCATCATCATAGAATGGTTGCTTAGTTTTATCTCCAGTTAAATGTAGTAAATTGTGTAGGAAAGAGACTCCATTCTCTTCAAAAGTATTTGTTAAGTCCGGGCCTCTTTTTTGTGAAAAAAAATTAGTATCAAGTAAATTAATATTTTTATTTGTTATTGTGAAGCTACACATTGATATACTCTTTTAGTCTTTCGTCATAACCTCTTAGACTAGTTCTATTATTAAAGTCCTCTTTGTTCCCTAGATATTTTGTTTTTGAATAACCTTTGAAATGAGCCACTCTTGTATCATTTTTTTCACACTCAGATTCTTGTCCGTAAAAATGTATTTGCTCTACTGGTAAATCTCCAATTTTAAACTCATCTATGTTATTTTTGAATTCACTTATCGTATTACATAATGCTCTGGTTTCTTTCGGCGCTTGTGGTAGATTATTAATATTCTTAATCCATCTATTAATAAAATCTATACCAGTTTTTTTATTAATACATACAAACGATGCGATATAATCTGGAAAGTTTGGTGGTCTATGAGCCACTTGTACATCTTTATCAAAGTCTAGTAAATCATAAAAGTCTTTGATGAACATTGAGTCAACATCAATCATAACTATTGGTTCTTCATTATCCTCCACCAGTTTTAATAAATTCTCAGTTTTTGAACCAACCTTTTTTAACCAAGTTTCATCCCAAACTATTTCTGTTTTTTCATTGATTTTATTTACTGGATTTATTATTTGAACTTTATCAAAAGATTTTACAAAGTCTCTTTGACCCTCACTCATTCCTTGGTCGCATACATAGACCTTTTTTATCAAGTCCATATTAATTTTATTAAGTGATTTGAAGAAAACTTCTGTGTAATATTTATAACTTTCGTCTGTTACGGTAAAGATACTATATTGTTTCATACCACACTCTTAATGTAGTCCTCTAGATTTACTTTTGGTTCATATCCTATATCTTTTTTAGCGAGTGATATGTCACAAAGTGTTACCTCTGCTTCACCTGGTCTTTTAGGTATGTATGTGTAACCACAACCAAACATTTCTGCTAACTCATTGATTGAGTGATTATGTCCTCTACCAAGTTCAACATAGTCTAATTCGAAATTCTCTGATTCAGAAGTCAATATTAATCCATCAATGATATCATCAACGTGTGTAAAATCTCTTCTTTGTTCTCCGTCGCCTGTAATTGTTAACTCAACACCCTCTTGATATTGTGTTTCAAATACACCGATTACCGTGCAATACTCTCCCTCGGTCAATTGATGCGGCCCGTATACATTGTAAAATCTACAAATCTTAGCGTTAACTCCAAACATTTCTTTGTATGCCATACAAAGTTCATCACCCATTACTTTTGAAAAAGTGTAAGGGTTTTCGTAGTGTCCACTATGAACTGATGATGAACCAGCGTAGATTACCATAGGTTTATAATCTTTATTTCTCGCCCACTCCAAGATATTCATAGTTCCCAACATACCGATTTCCATAGTCAATGCCGGAAACTCAAATGATGGTTGTATTCTTGGAAGTGCTGCCAGATGATAAATCACATCTGGTTTTTCCATAAAGAAATCAAAGTCAACAGCGTCTCTAATATCTACATCGTGATATACACAACCCTCTTGTTCATTTTCTTTTTTACCTGTTGAATAGTTATCCAAACTTACAACATTGTGCCCGTCTTTTAATAATCTTTTGATTAGGTTTGTTCCAATAAAACCTGCTCCACCTGTAACTAATATGTCCATTTTCACTCCTATACTATTGTATCATACAAATTATTTTGTATTTCTTGTCGTTTAATATTTTTTTTATGCATTAAAGTTAATTCTTCGTGTGGTGGTAAATGTGAATAAGTTGAAGCCCCGTCTATTATTTCGTGAACTGGTTTAATCCATTTAATATGTTCCACATTTCTAAATATCCTCGCTTGATAATCAGGAAAATTAATCCACCCCTGCTCAGTTTGTCTCCACCTCCAATGATTTAGATGCCATTCAGTTATTCCTTCAACAATATTAATTCTTGGAACCCAAACTAAGTCTGTATCATTTATATTTAGTATCTCTGGAAGTTGCTTTAGTAATATTTCATTTGGTATTTCATCTGCGTCAATGTGAAATATATAATCACCTGAACAATGTTCTTTTGTAAAGTTTTTTAGTTCTGCAAAATCTTTATTGAATTTAAATGATGTTACTTTTAAATTTCTGAAATAATTTCCATACTCATATTTTTCTAATATTTTTTCTAGCGCTTGAAACTCATCTTGTACTATATTCTTTTCCCCAACTTTTGATGTGTCTTGTGTGACCACCACTTCATCTACATCTCTGATATGCTTAGATAGGTGAAACAATAAATTATCTAACTCTTTATATTCATTATAAACCGTTATTCCGTAACTAATTTTCATAACATTTCCTCAAACTTTTTTATAGTATTACTTATTTTTCTCTCAATAATGAGTTTATCCATATCTTTTTTTGGAAATCTTTTGTAACTATCTAATAAAAACACTCTTTTTTTCCTACACTCTCTTAAAAAGAAAGTTCTAAATACATCATTTCTTTGCAAAAATCTATCTAGTGTTTTGTAAGTTTGTCTTGTAACTTGTCTGGTGGGTTTGTCTGGTAAATCACCTACTTCAACCGCACCATCTTCCTCCTCGAGTCCACCAAATTGTCTAATTAGTTTAGAAAACTTTTGCTTGTTTATTGGTTGACTTATTAATGTATCTAATTGAATACCAACTAAAAATTGCACCACTCTACCCGTTGATTTTTTTCTGTATCGATATAATGGGTCTATAACTAAAACAACTCTCTGAACTGCTCTGTTATCTTGAACGCCCTTATACATAAATCTAATTATTTGTCCAGGTTCTATTTGTTTCCAAGTGGTATTTTTCATAAGTCTTTAACAATACCCATTTCTTTACAAGCGTCAACAAATTCATATTGACCATACTCTTTTGCGTTTTCTAAATCTAGTGTGTATTCGTGACCACCATATTGTGGGTCTTCTTGTTCTTCTTTAGTTAACTTACGAACCTCTGCTAATTTCCAAACCCAATTATTTTTTGTTCCGTCTGGATATATGATTCCAAGTTTACCCATATTAAGTGTTGTTGGAATCCAAGTTATTTTTCTATCATAATCAAAAAATTGAATATCACGAACTAATTGTGTTGACTTGTTTAAAAGTTCGTCTAATGTTTTTGAGTCTTTTGTGTATGATGTATTACTAGTGAATCCACAATTAAAGCACATATAAGATGTAAAATCCTCAACTTGATTTACATCTTCTTCAAAACACTTTTTGTTACTTAAACAATGTGGACAAGTTATTTTTTTCTCAGCCATTTTATCCCTTTTTTAATTTAGGTATTTTAATATCACTTTTCTTAACTAACTTAGGAAGTTTTAGTTCGACCTGTTGTGCAACACCCTCTAAAGATTTATCAACCATTTGAATTAGTTTTTCTTTCATTTTATCGTGTGTGAAGTGTTCACGATTTATTATCATTTGTTTTTTGCCACGAATCTTATATTTGTCATAGTTCTTGTGGACATCTTTCATTATGTTCAATGACACTCCATAATTTACGGTAGCCCATTTAGCTTCCTCATCAACATATCCATTTGGGAAAGCTCCTAGTGGAACTTTTGTAAACGCGTGTGGTAATTCAATCGTATACTCTGAATCTAAAAAGTCAGCTTGCCCAGTAGCGATGGGCGCTATGATAGGTTTACCACTAAATGATGCTTCTAACAATGGCCTTCCGAATCCTTCTCCGTGAGTAAAGGTTAAATGTGCTTTCACTTTTGGGTGATTATACATTTGGTTCATTTCTTCATCCTTTAAATCGCCGTGTAGTAAATAAATATTAGGATACACATCTGCTTTTACATCATTTTTTAACATTTTTATTTTTTCTAACAAGTCTCGTCTATCTGAAACTGAAAAACTAGCTGTTGATGTTTTCAGAATCAATGCCGGAGCGTCTTTTTGGTTTTTAAACGCCTCTAAGAAAACTTTTATCATCATACCAACATCTTTTCTATCCTCTCCGAGATTGCCTTGTAGCCAATGTCCTACGAATAGAAAACAAAAATCTTCCTTAATATTTGAAAATTCATTATTTAAATCTTCAGAAATGTATTTAGTTTCTTTAAATAATTCTGGGTCTACTCCTTCAAATAAAACTTCGCTGTCTTTTTCAAATTTTACAACACCTACTTTTTGATTTTTATTAGCGTCCATTTTATCATATGCAATTGATTTAAATGTATGCTCTGTAAAATCTGAAGTAAAAATAACATTATCCATACGATTACAACCCTCTATCCATTCTGCTGGCGGATTTGTGTGTTCAATACCTGCCGTTACTCCTATATTTTTTTTACCTAATGGTGTGAACTCATTTGGTATTACTATATGCATATGTAAATCCGGTTGTCTATCCATAGTAGGTTCAGTTAATAGTCTTTTATAAATTTCAAAATGAGCTTTGTTCTCTGTTTCTAATGCATTCATTGGTGTGTTTCCCCAACGAACTGGATTTATTTTTATATCATACTTATCACTTTCAATAAGTGCCTGACAAATGTCTCGTGAGTGATTTCCATAACCACTTCTCGTTGCTATTGGTGCCGTTACTAATACTAATGGTTTACTCATACTTTAAATACCTCATATCTTTTTCTTGGTGTCCACTTTTCAAATGCAGTTTCCATATGGTCGACGAAGTTTTTGCACATCCATCTCGCGCTCATCATAGACTCATCTCCACAAACAAATTCATATCCTAACTCACCACATTTATTTCTTTCATCCTTACCCATATCATAAAAGTGTTTAATTGACTCGGCTGCGTCCATCCAATCACATCTATCGTCAAAAATGTAAGGTGTTGGTGGTGAACCTTGTAATGAACGAACTTTAGGCCATACTGGTTTTACCCACTCTCCGTGAGTTAAATCTTTATTATTTTCCCAGTCTCTATAATTATGTAGTGATTCAATCTCACCATAATCCTTGTAAGTCAAATATTTATCTTTTAATCTAAATCCACATTGGTCTTGCATACCACCTGTAACATTTACAATAATAGGTGTGGCTGTCATTAGTGATTCACAAGTCCCTAATCCGAACCCTTCATTAGAAGCTAGGTTAATCGTAACATCACAAATATTATATAAATAATTTAAATGTTGATTAGATAGTTTTTCAGTTGAAAATATTATGTTCAAATCTGGACACATTTTTTCAACAACCGCTGGTAAATCTGTCCCGTTCGTATCAACCGGTTGTGTGTGTAAAACGAAAGCGACCTTATCTCTTTCTTCTTTTGGTAATTGATAAGCGAATTCTCTAAATGCTAAAATGGTATCTGATGTCATTTTTCTTCTAATATTTCTATTGTTGTAGAAGATACAATACTCTATGTCTTTACCTCTGAATAACTCAGATTTCATTTTGTTCATTTCTAATCTTTCTTTTTCATTCTTTACCGGATAGAAATGTTTTTCATTGATTCCGTGCGGAACATAAGTTGAATCCCAATCTGTTCTTGGTTTATCTTGGCAAACATTTTGAACTATGTTGTGTGTTTGTTTTGAAATATTCATAATCAAATCACAACTTTCGTAATAAGGTTCGTTCCACATTGGATAAGGTAAATCGTCCCAAATATTATAATAAAATATAGGGACTAATTGTCTAATCTCGTGCTCCATTTGAAATAACCAAATCCAAAATCTCGGGTCAGTATAAATTAAAAGAGCGTCTGGTTTCTCAGTTTGTAATAGTTGTCTAAGTAAATCTGGGTCACCATAACCATCAACTGGATAAATTTTTAGACTTGCGTCTTCTACACCAGTATCCTGTCTAACCGATTCGTTCATATCAATAACTTTGCCCTTGTCTGGATGTTTGATAGCACCACCAACTTGAACCCAATCATACTTATCTAAAGTTCCTAAAACAATCTCTCTTGACATTGTCCCAACCCCACTTGACATTCTCAAGTCATCTGACAATAGTAATATTTTTTTCTTATTGGATTTTACTTCTTCTGTAACTTTTAATTTTGGTAGTTTTGTCTTACTCATATAACCTTTATTTTGTTTAGTATTTTGAACCGCTTTCCTCTAAGTTTTGATACTCAAGGACTTTCTTTTTAAACTCCTCATCATATACAAACATATCTAAACTCCTATTAACTAATTTCTGTAAAGAGAAGTCATCTCTGATAGACTCTGCTTTGAACTTACGATACAATTCGTCAATGATTTTTACTGATGTTAATTTTTCTTCTTTCATAATTCTATATATATGTATATATAAATATCTCCTTAATCTAAAATAATAAACTTTTTGTTAAATTTTTTACAATATTCTAATGTAGATTTTGTTCCGTTTGTGACCTCTCCGTCTTTACAAAATGCCACAACCCTATCTGAATACTTTACCATATCTTTATTTCTTTTATGAAAGTATCCCACCCCATATGGTTTACCATAATTATACGCTTCCATAACGCAATGAATATTATGTGGGTCGTGTTGTGGTGGAAACTCACTATAAGGTAACCCGAATTCAAGTGCATACCTTTTAGCATATTTGTCTGCCCCATCTTTAGCACCACCACTAATTACTTCAACACCTTGGTGTTCCATTTTTAATCTAAACATAAAGTTCTTTAGTTTTGTTTTATTGGTGTAAGTTCTGCTTCCGACAATAGCTATCTTCATTAATCGTTTCTCTTTTGTTTTCTGACTGGCTCTGGATTTAATTCATCTTTATTAATGAACTCATATGTTTCTTTGAATTGTTGTAGACCTTTCAAAATATCTTTTGGATTTTCATATTCGTATGCAAATCTATAATGTTGCATATAATCTGAATTCGCTGGTTTTATACCTTTAGGTTTGATATCAAACATTATGAACTGATTTTGATTATCAGTTAGCTCTGGTATCAATATGAGTTTGGTTCTATATTCACCACTTGTTTTCCAATATTTGATAAATGGTTCCAATGTATTTAGGTCAACAATTTCATTTTCTCTGTCATACCAAAAATATAAAGGAAATGACACTCCACTCATATAGTCTAATTGTTTCAACTTCATCAACTCTTGAAATACTTCTTGTTCAAAATCCGTTGCTAAAAAGTCCGTTACTTTAATTCTTAAACTTGGTTCTGTCATTATAAATCCTTACAACTTCTGCATTTTAAATGCTTTTCACATTTTTCATAGTCGTGTGCGATGATTTTACCTTTGTCATCATAACACTCATCCATAAACTCTTGTAACCTTTTCATAACCTTATTAACACTTGGTTTTCCACTAGCCGGTGAGAACGACTGAATTCTTTTTTGTGGATAAATTATATTTTCATATAATCTTCTCTTTAATATTAAATATTCAACATCTATTTTATCCTCTGATATTTCTAATTGTTTTGCCATAAAGTGTTTATACAACAACAACTGATTAGTTTTGTTCTTGTCGGCTTTCATATATTTGTTCCAACCCATAGTAGATGATTTGATATCAATAATTCTCATACGACCAGTTTTTTTGTCGTGTAGAACAACATCCATATAACCAACGAACTTCATATCTTTTGGTAAGTCGTAGTTAAGATTCATTTCGATACCAACTAGCTCAGTATCTTTCTTTTTGAAATGACTACCTTTTCTTTTTAAGAACTCATCAATGATAGCGAATCCGTCATTAGTAAACTCTATCATTTCTTTTTGGTCTACTTCAAACTCATCACCATATCTTTCCTTGGATTCTTTATACAATTCTTTCATACGATAAATCAGAATATCGTGTAGTGGTAAGGCGTCTGCTTCTTTGATTGTTCGTTCGTAATAACATACTAAATATGCTTGGATAGTTTCGTGAATGGCACTACCGAATAAGGTATAAATATTACCTTTGAAAGTTTCTGCTTTATCTACATAATTTAACTTCCAAGCATAAGGACATTTGTCCCACATTGCGAATTGACTATAACTTATTTTGCCCATTTACCTTTTGCTACGACTTTTGCCATCACTCCATAATTTGATATATCTGAAAAACTATCTATCACGCTCTCATTCTCAACTGCGTGATTATCGTCTCTCATTAATAATGTTTTTAATCTTTCTATCTTGTCGTTCATTCTGAACCAAATACCCAACAACGATAACTTAATATCTTCTTTGGTTTTTAGAATCGTCCCCACTGCAATATTTTGCGGGCCATAGTCATATTGTTTCTTACAAAATAATTCATATTGCTCTCGTTGTATATTTTTAAACTCACTTGTCATTTCAGGATATGTTTTTTCCATATACTGAATCACATCAGAATACTCTGATTCAGGTGGGTCTACTGGTGTACCCTTAGGCGAATCTTTAATCATTTTTTACTCCATATTTTTTTTAGTTGTTTTTCATCTACACCATACTTTGATACAATAGAATATACAACATCTTTTCCCATAATGTCAAGTGTTTTTTCAATATTTTGTGAACTTTCTTGAAAATAATCACATAATATATCCATAGCCCACTTTTCTATCTTGGATTTCTTCTTAGGTTTAGTATATCGTAAGTATGTATTTCCTCTTGGTAGTATGTTGGTGTAGAATTGATAAATTGTTTTAGGTTTTAGTTCCCAATACTTTTGAATCTCGTTGACTACTTCAATCCACTCTGCTTTCATAGATAAGAATCTATGAACCATATAATTAGACCAAGTCTTTTTATCGGCATCAGTTAAGTTGTCCCAATACAATTGGTTCTGAACATTTGTAATCTGTTTTATGTGGTCAAATAGTGTTTTTGTTTTCATAGTGAATAACCTTTAGATATAAATAAGTATCTTGTATGAATCTGAAAATGTAAATTATTTAAAAGAGTTTCCAAGAATCCAAGTGACTATCGAATATCTAACACCACTTGTTACTGGTCTAACTCTATGTCCTAAGTATGCTGGAAATAATATTAGTGAACCTTTTTTTCTTGAACCATAACAATTATCATCTCCTTTATCATTTGACATACTAAATTCAAACTCTCCACCCTCATAATCATTTTCATCACTTAGTTGAATTATCGCTGTTATTTTTCTTAGTGAAGTAGAACAATCACCTATGTCTAAGTGCCAATCGTATTTATCAGTATCTTGATATCGTAGAACAACAATATCCTCTAATTCATATGGTTTTTTCAAGTCAAATTGAAAATTAAGTAGATTAGACATTTCACAAGCCATTATTATATTTTTTGTTAACTTGAATCCGTCTGACAAAACCACATCATTTTTTAATCTTATCTCTTGAACTTTTCTAACATCTTCATTTATTACATCCGAATCATCTCCTTTATAAGTTCCTGCAACGGTAGATTTCTGTGAGTTAGACTGACCAAATTTTTCTATCAATTCATCACATTGTTTTGGTGTTAAAAAGTTTTCTCTGTGTAATACAAACTGAAAGTTTTTTTTCTTTATCATCTGAAAGTTTTCCCTTTTATCCAAGTTAACATTGTATATCTATCTTTATCATAAAATTGTAATACTTTATGTGCTGCAAAAGCTGGAAATATTACTATCCTACCCTGCTTTGATTCTATTTTTTCGTTCCATATCTGTAATCCACCACCCCAATAGTCATCATTTAAAAAAATAACTGATGTAAGTTTTGTATTAATATCGACTAATCTTCCTGGCCCTGCAGCGAAATCTGAGTGTAGTGTTTCTTCTTCTTTGAAAACTCCCTTTTTATAATACTTTCCCTCTTGTAATTGAATACAATCAATATCAAAATTATAATGTATATTATTTGAAAGTTCCATAATCTTCCAAACTTTATTTAAATATTTATCCTCTTTGAGTTCTATGTCTTGTGTAGATTCTGAATTATCACGATTATTATCAATTATTTCTATAACCTCTTCACATTCTTTTTGAGATAAAAAATTATCTCTTACAAGATACCATTGAAAGTCTTTACTCATTTAAAGTGATTTCCTATGAATAGCTCTTGTATAACATATCTTGTCCCCTTAGTGACTGGTGTTACATTGTGAGATAAAAATGTGGGAAATATAGTCAAAGAGCCCTTTAGTTGATTCATTGTATACCACTCTTTTGTATGTTTATCTTGAATACCAAATTGAACTTCTCCTCCCTCATATTCACTTGGGTCTGTTAGTTGGATTATTGCTACAAGTTTTCTAACTGAGCAACTACCTGCATTGAAGTCTGTATGCCAACCATAAAACCCACCCTCGTGATACTTTATAAGTTTCAATTCATCATCAGCACCTTCAATGTCAAACTTAAAGACTCCTTGATTAACCATTTTTACAACTTGATATATTTTATCTTGTAACCATTTCCAATCACCATTACATTTATCTGGTCTGTATGGATTTAGTGGTTGGTCAAATAAATACCACTCATCAGTAACTCTTATTTCTGGTATTATAGCTGGTTCCCCTTTTTCACCACCGACTCCACCTACAACTTTTTGTTCTGTGTTAGTTATTTGTTTTATTAACTCGTCGCATTTTTCGTGTGATAAAAATGTAGGTATTTGAATTGAATATTTGAAATCTTTATTCTGTATCAAACTCATCAGAAACTAAAACCCTATTTGCGAAATAATTTTTACCATTATCAGTTCTGTTGATATTGTATGTAATTTTTTCCACATTATTTACCTCTATATTGACAACTTCTCTTTCTTGTAATTCATCATTTAACACTATATCACCAATGGTTAATGGTGCTTTGTATCCACTCCCAACTATGTAAAATGGGTGGTCGTCAGTTGCCTCAATTTTTGTATTGTCATTAAATTTGTATGTAACCATATTGTCGTGTAGAACTTTTACGGTTTCTAACACTTTTGAATTTTGTAATTTACCAGTTTCTACATCATATGTTTTTATCATATCGTTTGGTCTGATTTTACATATCTGTTGATATGTTCCGTCTGATAATGTAATCATAGTGTCATAAGTAAAACAAAAACTTCCTTTGTTATGAACTAACATATCGTTAGCAAAATAATTTTTGTGTGTTTCTACCCCCAATGAATATGTTTGAACTGGATTGATGTCCTCTTGGATATCAGTTATTTCAGTTTCTATGATTATATTATCTTGAAGTTCTAAACATTTATCTCCAACCTCTAATTGTCCAGATTTGATGTCATATCTTTTTTCTGTCCAATGTGGTTTGTAAGATGACCAACCTTTTCCGACTACCCAATATGGGTGGTCAAATGTATTTCTACTTTTCTTATCACCGAAACTAATCTCTACGATATCTGCGTGTGTTGGTGTTTCAATGGATAATACTTTACCTACTTTGATTTCTTTTGTTTCAAAGTCATAATTTTTAATTTCATCACCTACTTCAATAAGTTCTATTGCTTTTGTAGCTCCGTCTCCCATTGTGATTTGTGTCCCTGCTACAAAACAAAGTGGTGGGATATTATGAACCAATATATTTGATTGAAAGTATGTATCAATATCCTCAACATTTAGTCCATAAAATGTTTCATCTGATAAAACATTAGTTTTTGATGTGATTTCTAACTCACTACCATCATTATTTAAAAAGTAGTCTCCGACTGATATATCAACTGACTGCTTCCAACTCCAAGCGTCTCCTGTTTTACAAAAGAACTTTCCACCTCCGTGCATAGTATGTGGAACTGCAGGAACTTTTATACTTCCGTTAATTAAATAATATCCATAACTTTGTTTATTTATTGTTTCAACAACAATAGAACCAGAAGAAAATGAACCACTTAAATCTGTTGTTGTATAACTTTCCCAACTTATACCTTCTGATTCATCTGGCATACCAATCGGTTGATATGATTTAACAACATCACCGACTTCTACATCTTGGATTTGTTTTGTTGAACCATCATACATATTGATTAAACTTCCACTTGCAACTATTCTTAGAAATCTTGGTTGTGGGTGATATGCTTCACTTCCTGACATAATAAACTGACTTGAGTAAGTTACACTTTGGTCAACATCTTGTCCGGCATTTATAATCTCCGTTGGTGTTACCCAATAATATTTTTTATTAGTGAGTAAGTGCCCTCTTCCACCACTATAACTACCACTTGATACTATAAACTTTTCAGTTATGTTTCCATTGTCTACCGCGTCTTGATAAGTAGTAGTGCCTGATTGATATTTTCTAAATCCTATATTACCACTTCCTAATGATGAGTGAGCTGATGGTTTTTTTATGACATAGTCAGGAAAATTAACATTAGGTGTATAATTATCCTTATCAAATAATGGTATTAAACAATTACTCTCTGGTGATGATGATAGAATATTTCTAAAAGAACTTTTGTTAAACGAACCACTTGCGATGTTAAACAAGGTATCATCACTAAACCAAGGTGTTTGCATAAATAAATGAAAACTACCTGAATATTGTGATTGACCTCTTTGTGAAAAATAAGTTATTGAAGTGTTATCATTATTCTCAAAATTTACTGATATTCCGTGTCTTGCAAAACTCGCACTAATCAATGGTTCTTGAAAAGAAGAAGGATTATGTTTTACATTATCATCTTGACCATATACATACGCTGTTGTGCAACTTTGAGATGCTGCATAATTTGAAATTTTATCAAAAGTATCCTCTTGTCTTGATAACTCACCACTAACTCCACAAGCAGTGTTCATTTCACTAAAATAAATGTTGTTAGAACCTGTCTCTATGAAGTAATCAACACCCATAAGGATACTAACATTAGTATTTGATGGCCAACCACCTGCACTTCCTGTAATATAATTTAATAAATTTGTTATTTTTGTTTCAGCTGACATAATTTTCTCCTAAGAATAAATATCTATTTAGTCCATTTTAGTAAAGATATTCTCTTTCATAACCGATAGTGCTGGCGTGTTCCAATCCTCTAACTTAATCATAGCGGTATCGTATCCTTGTTGTTTAATTTCATTACACCTTAACCACACTAAATCGCTACCTAATCCTTTGTTTCTATGTTCTGGCATCACATAACGATTACATAAATAAGGATATTTTCTATTCCAATCTATAAAACACCAACCACCTTCAACTAAATAAAACGACCAATTATTTTTTAATCTGTATTTTAAATCAGGCAAAGTCCATTCTTTAAACCAATCTTTACCAAACGAGTCCTTGAATTGATTTAACTCTTTTAAGATATCTATTTGAACCTCGTTCCATTTCATTTGTTCCCAATCGTTGAACTCTTGAAATTTTGGAACTTCTCGTGTTTCGTAATTACTTAAATCTATCTTGTAATACATTTGTTAATCCTATTAATAAGTATTTAGCCAATCTTTTATGTTGTTCTTCCGTTGGATGAATTTTATTCTCTACCAATGTCATAATCTCCATTGAGTTTAGAAATGAGTCTGGTAACATATCAAGTTCATTTTCTATTGGCATAAACTGAATTAGTTCGTGTCCGAATTGTTTACATAAAGAATCTACACTCCAAATATACCTTAATAACTTTTTATTATCAACATCATCATTTTGAAATTTTGCATAATACTCTGACGAATAGACTATACTTTCTTTCTTTGAATTCTGTTTCTTAAAATCGGTATTGAAGTCTGGTACAATTCCTCTAAACATATTTTTTTTCTCACTCCAATATTCTGTTCTATGTGGAAAAGTCCATTGTATAGTGTAAATAGTCTTCTTTTTATTATTTATCAAATGGTCAAAGAATGTTCTAAAGATTCTATCATTACTACCACCTCTCCAACCATTATTCTCAACCTCAAAATCTAAAAAAGAACCCAACACATAAGGATAACTTTTTTTAGATGCTTTTTCATATTTTAATTTGAGTGGCATATAGTTTCGTTTGTCTGACAAATCATTAAACCAATCTGGTAAATCATCTAACTCTTCACCAAATGTGAAACTACAACCAAATGAAGTTATTTGCATTTTTCCTCTATAATTTTCTTTAATTTTTCGGCATATCTTTTATGTGATTCTTTCCCTGGATGTAACATATCAGCTGCCATATCAAATACATCAAAGTGAACATCAAAGTGTTTTCGTGGTAAGTCCCCTTCCCAAGTTCCCCATATGATTTTATCACGACCTATAATTCTGTTTAGTAATTCATAGTTATGTAGAAAATTAAAGTAGTGATTGTATTCGTTTATATTGGTTTGTTCTTGTATCTGCCACGACCTTAAGACTGCACCATTGTCATCAAACCAAGTTCTTCTAAAAAAGTGTGGAATCGTAATAATAAATATCTGTCGTCTTGATTCAGGTATATAAACTTCCGATAAAGTCTTGACTGCGAAATCTAAACCTGTTCCACCTGCTCCATAGTTATGAACTGCCGTGTTTTTATCACCCAATAAATGTGGAAATGCTTCTTTTTGTTCTAAGCCCCAACCATAAGTCCAACTACAACCAAATGTATAGACTTGATATTTTGCATTTTCATCATTGTAGATTGGGTCGTGTTGTCTTCCACCATCTAATCTACCAAAATTATTCTCATAAATATTTAATGCCCGTTCGGTTCCATCTTTATTTACTCTGTGATTATCATAGTAAAACTTTTCTACATTATGTATAATTTTTTTATTCATTTAGTAATATTGGTTTAGATTTATAATTTCTTGTTAGTTGCTTTTTTGTAGGATATGTAAACTTATATCTATATAATCCCTCTATAACTTTTTCATATTCTTTTACTTGTTTTATTAATTCGTCATTGACAATTAGTTTGAAATCAATGTTTAGTTTTTCTACAACAAATTTTTCAATACCAGTCCCTACACCCCAAGCACTTGGATAGTTTTCATAAATATATAAAGGTTCTGTGTCCCAATGTGATATATCAATTAGTAATCCATACTTTGCACCAATAATTCTGGCTTGATGTAATAAATTTCTTACCTCTTTGTAATCTGGTTCACCTGTTAAGATTAAGTCTATGTCGGTAGTTTCCCAATCCTCTAAGAATCCACCCGTCAGCCAAACTTTGTAATTGTCTGTTTCTGGCACACTAAGAAATTCTTGTTTCCATTGTTGAAACAATTTATCTGTTGGTTTATTATTTGGAAGAGTGAATGTTAATTTACCAATTTTAAACTTATTGTATTTTACTTTCTTGTCCAATTCCGCTTTGCTCCAACATATTTTGTGGAATAGAACCACAATTACCACAACTAAATACTTGCATTGGAACTATGGCTTCTTTACCAGTTGGTGATACTAAAGCTGATATCTTTTTTAAAAAGAAAGCTTGTATGAAAGACGCGTTTCCGCATTTTTCACAAGTAATTGTGTCAGCTTCTGACATATCTAATTGAACTTGTGCTTTTGGTGGCACTGGCCCATTTGGATTACTCATTTAATACTCCCTATTATTTCTACAAACATAGCCATAATGTTGATTTCTTTATCCACTACGACTGCGTCTGATTGTTGATATTTAGACAAGATTAAAATACACTCTGCGATATGACCAGTTCCCCAATCATCTACCGTGTCAAACAACAATCTAAACAAATCTGAAAAGTCTGATACTTTTGAGTCTGCTAGTAATTGTCTGATGTTTTGAAATGAATTCTTCTTGTCCTGTGTTTTAAGTATGTCTAATACTTGTAACTTGTAATCATTTTGAACCATTGTGTTTTCATCAATCACTAACTCACTATTTACCACTTGTCTTTGAGCACCATTAATTACTCGTCTAATATCCGGATAACCACCATTCACAATAGTCGCTATATTCTTAACATCATAACTAACATTTTCATCATCCAAAATATTAGCTAAATGTTGTGCAACTTGTTTTCTATCTGGTGGAATTATCTGGAATGATTGACAACGACTTTGTATCGGGTCAATAATTCTTTCCACATAATTACAAGTCAATATAAAACGACAATTCTTTGAGAATGTTTCCATAAGATTACGAAGTGCTGCTTGAGCGTTTGGTGTGATGTAATCACACTCATCCAAGATAATCACTTTCATATCTTTGAAACCTAATGTTGATGCGAAGTTCTTGACTTTCTCACGAACCACATCCACACTATTCTCATCAGATGCGTTTATGTATAAATAGTCACAATCAATGTTATTAACAATGAGTTTTGCCAGAGTAGTTTTACCAGTTCCTGCTTTACCAAATAATAATAAATGCGGAACATCACCACTCTCAAGATATACCGACACCTTTGATTTTAAATGGTCATTACCAATGTAATTATCTAGTGATGTCGGTCTATATTTTTCAACCCACAATGTGTGTTTTATATTGTCCATTAATTAACCGCTTGTGTTGACACCAAGAAATATTCTGAATCATAGTTGTCGATTGAGAATTTAATTCTTGATAACCCTGCTGAACTAACTTCAAGTGTTGCACTTTCACAATCTTTATTTGCATTTAAGATTGATGCGAACATATTTGCATTGAAACTAATTGGTTCAATGTCTGCTTGTTTTGTAGTTTCTACTGGTATCGTTACACGATTAGATGCGATACTTGCATATCCAATGACGATTTTAGTTTCACCATTCTCAGTCAAAATAGTAAATGTTTCAGCTTCTGATAAAGCGCTTTTACCACTTGTAAATGTGTTGATGAAATATGGGTCTACCTTGATACCTAACTCAAATGAATCTGGTAGATTCTTAAGTTCTGGTGGTGTTGGTATAACTGACAAATCACTCAACATATACTTTGACTTTGTTTTTCTTTTTGTATCTTCAAACTCCATTGAAATAAACTTATCACCAGATTGAGATAAATTAAGTTCAACATCGTCACCTAATACTGATAGCAAACTTGATAGTTGTCCCGTATTATATACACCTAATTCACAAGGTGCCAGATGATTGAACTTACTTAATGTCACACTACCAACAACTGACTTATCACCTGAGATAAATCTTGTTGATAATGAACTGCCATTTGAAGTCCACTTTGTTGATTTAATTTCTCCACCCAATGTATATTTTGTGATGAAGTTTGTTAGTTGATTTTTATTCATAACCTTTTACTCCTTATTTTTCAATTATAAATATCATTTGTTAATCTTAAAACTTAAATTATTTTTAGAAGAATCTACTCATCGATGTTGTGGTGTCTTCTACACCGCCCCAGTTTAGTGCTTTATAAAACATACCAATCTTTTTATTCATAGCTTGTTCAAACATTTTATTGTGGTCGATATAATTTTTAATCAAATCTAAAATTTGTGGTGGGTCTTCATAACCTTTGTATGCAATAGTTTCAAATCCAAATTCATTTTCTTTTAGATACACCCATTTAATTTTTTCTCCATTAGATATCTTACCATATTTTCTACCCTCATACCAATGTTCTAACAACGAATTATAATTAATAGCAGACTTGACGTGAACTGGCGTTCCTTTTTTGTAGGTAGCGAATGGATTATCATCGTCTTTAATCTGATACTTTCCGATACCTTTTACACCGATTGGATTTGCCATAACATCAAAGTGTAATGAAGTCATATTTCTTTTGAATACTGATATTCTTTCGTCAACCTTTTCTTTAGGAACATCTGCTAATATATCTTCTAATACACTACCTAATAAATCTTTCATAGCAACTGCAAAATTACTTCTTACGGTATCTAATCCTTTAACGTGAATCTTATCACATTTTCTACCCGCATCATTTATGATTCGTAATCCATATCGTTTCTTCGTAATGAACAAACCGGATTTAGCGATTACCTCTTGTTTAATATCAAACACGTGGTCTGTTACATTACAAAACTTTTTACCAAAGTAATCATAAGATTTATTTAAATAGTCTTGAACCTCTCCACATATTTCTGAAATCCTTTGTGTCATCATTGTTTCAGTTAGTTCTTGATTAGGGAATCTTTTTTTAACTAATGGAACCGCAGATGCGAAAATAGAGTCAGTATCGATGTAGATAACATAGTCTTCTGTGTCTTCTAACTCATTGTTATAAAAATGATTTGTAATCTTTTTACTAAACTTAATTAACGATTGACCCGTGGTGGTAGTGGCTTCTGCATTATCCAAATCATAAAACCTAAATACTGGTAACCCTAATA